TGATGATACCGATATCTTTTTTGATGAATTTACCCTCCCTGAGGATTGGTTCACCGATAAGTTGTATGACAGGGATAATATCGATAAGCACTGTGTGCCGATCGCTCATGTCTCTGCCGGTTCGCGTGGTACGGGTCTCCCGCTCACAAAACCAGGTTTCTATCATGTCGTGAAATTCGACCCTAGTTCTGGAAAGTCTAGGTCGTCAACATTCCATGTTGGCAAAGATGGTTACATAGAAGAGTCTGTGCATCCTGAAGGTCAAGTTAAACTTAACCGGAAGGGCAAGGATTATATCTGTGATTCTGTCGATGCTGATGTGGGGAAGGATGCTTGTGAATGTGTTCACTATGCTGATTGCCCTATGAAGTTGAAGACTTGCGCTTACACCAATTGCATGAAAGGCTGTGCTGGACATCATTGTTCGCATTGGGCTGATTGCAAACCTGAGGTCGTTATTCCCGTAGTTTCTCATCCTAAGGTTGAGACCGCTCCTGTTAAGGCTGAAAAGCCTGCTCCTCCCGTTGTTCCTGCTAAACCTGACGCTCCGGCTGTTCCGCCGAAGTCTATCAAGTATATGCTCCAGCAATGGAAGCCGAAAACTGAAGCGCTCATCAAGTCGAATCCCAAGTTCCCTTTCCATGTTGCTCTACAAGCAGTGGGATCGGTTCTTGAGTCTGATGGGAAGACGCGAATCTCACAATGTGTGGCTACCGCTCGTGGTGTTGTGATGAACAAGCATTGCGAAGAGAAGGGCTTTAAATGGTCTTTCGGCGGCAAGACACATGAAAATGTGACGAAGCGTATCTGGTCTTGGCCTAACCACTCTGATGGAGTCGTTTGGGAAGGTGCAAATGGATTGCCTAGTTTGGCGAAGAAGAATTTTGCGTTGCCTGACGTTAACCAACGTGTTGCATTGATTACTCCTGATGGCATTGCCCCAGGTTATATCATGGCGATTAACGAAGGTGAGTTTGGTACGCAGATCGTCTCGTCTTGCGATAGCAAGCCTGGAGATTGTGGTTCTCCTTTGATTGACTCAAATGGGAAGGTGGTTGGATTCCATTTTGCTGCTGGCAAGAAGGATGTTTCTAACCGCCAAATCCCTGTCACGAAGGAGTTTCTTGCTCTCTTTGATGCACCGCCAAAAAACGCGTAAGGTACCTTGAATGTGCGATCATCGATCATGAGGACTCACGTCTCTTGTTCGACATTCTTGGTACCGATCCGATCGCTAACGGCCCGGCCATTGGCCCTATGGGTTTGCTTGCGGTTGGTCGTGTTCCCTTTCGACCTATTGGAAAATCCCATTACACTCCTGCTCCTTGGGATGTCGTGGGTGATCTTGACTACTTGCCCGCTGTCATGAGTGACACGGCCATGCGCAAAGGTCTTCAAAAGGCTATGGAACCTATTAGGTCCTATAACCCCATTCAAAAAGCTCGTATGAAGCATTTTCTCTCTGGGAAGATGCGACCTATTTGGTTTGGTGATTTGGTGAAGAATTGTGCGGATGTTGTTGCGGATCTCAATATGAAGAAATCGGCAGGATGGCCTTTCTATTATCAATGTGATGATAAAGAGGATTGTCTGGCGAAATTTTCTATTGAGGTTTGGGACCTTGTGGAAAGGGTCTTGCGAGGGGAGTACGTTCCGATGTACTTCTCTGCTACGCTCAAGGATGAGTTACGCACCAAGGATCGTGTTGCCGAGGAAAAGACTCGGGTGTTCAATGCTAGTGGGATTGTCCATTTGATTTGTTCCAAAATTCTGTTTTCTAAACAGAACGAGGCGATCGTGGCAACCCGTGGTATGCACCCTAGTACCCTTGGTATATCGGTTCCTGGTCCAGAATTTGTGACAGCCATGTTGGGCCTTCAACGCAATTGCGAAGAGGGTGATGTGTCTGGGTGTGATTTGCGACTTAATCTCGACTGTGCTGAAATAGTTCGGGATGTACGGAAGCAGAGTCTACCTGCTGAGTTCCACGATGCGGTTGATCGTCTTTATGACGCAACGTACGCGGGACACAGCATTACAGAAGGCGTGATTTACCGTCTCCTTCATAACAAATCGGGTACGGAGAATACTATCTCTGACACTTTTCTGATTCTTTGGATGCAGTTGTGGGAAGCAATTAACACACTACGTCCGGATTTGGATTTTGATGAGGCTGTTCGGCTTCT